GTCAACCTTGATGTCGGCTAGTCCTGCGCCCGTCACGACGTGGTTGAGAGTTAGTGCGCCGCCTGTGTGCGTAACCGTTCCTGACCCGGCTGGAGTCTGCCAGGTCGCGGCTGTCGCTGATGTTGATGTTGGAACTTGACCGGCTCCCGAAGGCGATCCAGTAAGCACCACAGAACCAAGGCCGCCACCGCCATAGTTGGCGACCTGGCCAAATGCCGATACCGCACTAAGCAAAATGGCTGTAAATAGAATCGCTCTCTTCATCAGTGCCCCACGCAAACATAGCGTAAGTGGTCCGCATTCGTGCCGCTGGTTTCGAGAATAGTGACCGAGGCCGAGGCGTAAGTCGTAAAGGAAACTATCCCTGTCGTCGGCGTGGTCAGGTCAGAGCCTGTGCAGGAATAGAGCGCATCTGTAAAAGGCAATGTCGTGATGGATTGCGAGACAGCGCCATTTAATAGCACGTCACCCCAGATGATGATGGGAAGGGTCTGAACTGTCTTGGCACAGGGCTGTCCTGCTCCACTGGTTGCACCGCAGTATTCTACTACGACAAGTGATACAGTTCCAGTAGCATCCGGTATTGCTACCCCTCTCGCAACAGTAGCTAGCGATGTTAATTGCGTGTATTGATTTGCCGCCTGCCCAAAATCAACGCCTGACCATGGCAGAAGCGGACTTCCCAGTGGAGCAGAAGATGCCGTTGTAGGCGTTGGGGCTATGGCGAAAGTGGCAGTTCCAGCAGTGACCGTAAAACCGACACTAAAATTCTGTAGAGCTGTCCAATTATTTGCCGTTCCCAGCAGCGCCCCACAATTCGCGCTGTTCAAAGGCACGCAGGCCACTGCCATCGGCCTCATGGTGGTGGTGATGCCGGAGCCGTACCATTGCGTGTAGTAGATTCCGGGGGCAATATAAGTTCCATAATTACCAAGGCCATCAGTGGTCAAAGGATTGGGCGTGGTCACTGAAAGCAAGGAGTCACTGTAGAGAGCAGAAAGGCCCGCGCAGGAAGTGGTGCTGTTGCCCATCTGCAGCAAGGTGCCATTGGTACCGGCGGTGCCATCGGCATGAGCAATTGGGCCAGCGATAACCTGAGTGGCGGTGACAAGGATGATGGGCACCCCGCCTGTCAGAAAGCCGTTGGCAAGGATGCCCGCGTTGAAGAAGGTATCGCCACCAGTAAAGCCTGCAATCTGGAGGTTCATGCCTGACTTGAAGCCTGCCGTAACTGGATTAGACGCCATGGTGAAAGTGGCGATCGTGGACGCAAGCGAGGCTGCGGTGGTGGCCAAGGGAGCGCAGACGGAAACGGTCACGCCAGCGGCAGGGTTGCCGAGGCGATTACTGACCCAAGGATCCTGCGTGAGCCGCCCTCCCTGCCCGAACGCTGCCGTGGCTGTGAGTAGAATTAGAGCCAGTAGTCTTTTCATTACTTTTTCTCCGGGGCCGGATAACGCTTCTGCAATTCAATCTGCTCATTGGTGGGGCGATATCTTGATCCCCTGCCAGCATAAATCATACCTGAATGCTGTGCTGATGGTTCCATTCCAGCTTCGGGCGTATAGAATTTCTGCACTCTTTTGCCAAGTCTTTCTTCCTCTTCCGGCGTCAATCTCTCGCCACGGGTAGCGCGTTCAGCAATGTCGCGGTCAATTAAGTCCTCAGGAGCAACGGTGCCAGCAGGAACTTCTACATTGGTTCCAGGTGCTGTGAACTTGCCGACATAGCTAACCCTTGGTGTCACCGCCGGGGCAGGCGCCGCAGCCTGTGCCGTTGCTGCTGGAGGAAGTCCAGCCACCTCTCCCGGCCTTGAGGACGCCATGCCTGTAAAGGGGCTAGGAGGCTCGAACGGCGTCGGCTTGGCCCCAGGTATCGAAAACTTGGGAATCGGGCCTGTAGCGGTCTGTAACGGGCCAATGCCGGGGGCTGTGGGGGCTGGCGGCAATGTGGAAACATCGGCGGGACTGCTTGAAGCCATACCTTCAAACGGTGATGGCGGTTCAGGCGCAGGAACCGATGGCGCTTTCCTGAGTCCAGCCTTAATGTCAGCGTTCCTTTGCACCACTTTCCTGTCAGCCTGAGCCGCGGCGTACTCTTCATCGCCAAGAACATAGCGGCCAAGACCAAGCGGCATGCGAGAAAATGTCTTTGGGCCAAGGAAAGGACCGACCAAGCCGCCAGCCACCTGACCTACCTGTTCTCCAGTTTGGGCACCTTTATCGCCAAACATGCCGCCAACGAAACGGCCACCGTACTTGCCAATCTCCGCGCCCGCTGCCGATTTGAGGCCAGCACGAACAAGAGGAGCCACGTAGCCACCGAATCCCTTTGTCGCAATAGCTTCAGGAGCCGCAGCGAGCATGGTGCCACCAACACCAGCCATAACGCCCGATGCCGCGCCAGTGTTGCCGCGATTCGATTCTTCTTGGCTTAGCCAATGAGGCATAGGATTCTTAGGTGCTGGCTCTGTAGTGGGCACTCCCGCCGCCTTCGCCGCAGCCTGAGTCTGCTTGGTCAGTTCATCTTCGTCGCCAGACTGGTCAGGCACAAAGCCCCGTGACAATGAAGGTTTGTCAGGCACGAATCCAGAGAGGTCAATCGCCATGAAACTCTCCATTTAGAACATAGCCATGCTTGCCACCAAGAGTCCCAGCCACAGCTCCTTGAGGCAACTTGCCACCGCCAGTAGCTTTTGGCGTTTCTGCTGTTCCACCACCAATAGGCGAACCCGGCTCGCCCATATTGGCGTAGGTAGTAAGCCATTCCTTTGCCACATTAAGAGCCTGAATCATGTTCTCTGGCGCTTGCTTGCCTGCATCAAACATCTGTACGAAATGGTCAAATAATTGATTGGACATGCGACCACGGGCGTGAGCAAGCGTCACGGCGGTCTGCACCATTCCAATCTCGTCTTTGTAATGAGTGAATGCAGGATTCTTGACGCCAACAGTGCCTTGCCAGAAGCTATTCCAGCGACCTTCAGCCGGACCCAATTCAGAAGCAATGCCTTCGGTTTCGTCAAGAGCCTTGTCAATTTGCGGGAGAGTAGCCTGAGCCTGCTGCTTCTGTGTTTTCATCATGGAGGTGAGTTTATTCGGATCGTTGGCAGCAGAAGCCCTTATACGTTCATTCTCGGTACTAACAAGATCGTGTCCTTTGGCTATGCTTTCTGCTGATGCCACACGTTCTTTAGCAATATCTTCTGCGGTCTTGTTCTTTCCAGTGGCGACATCTTCAGTGGTCTTATTTTTCCCTTCGCCAACAGCTTCTCTTGATGCGCCAGTGACAATGTTCCCAAACAATCTCTCGGCATCCTTAGCGGGAACACGCGCGGTCTGACCACTAGGCAAGGTTACTGTCACATCCTGCATCCCGGCTTCTGTTGCAGCCCCGCGCTGTTCAGCTTCCTTGGCCTGCGCCGCCTCCAGTTCCGTTTTCGATGCCGTTTCCTGTTCTGCTTTTCTTTGTGCCGCCTGAGTCTCGTACTCCTTTGCGGCAGCACCGTAATTGCGCTCTGCCGTGCGAAGTGGCCGTGCATTGACAATCTCATCGGAAAGAGGATTAAGTTGGGCCAGCACCGAGCCTGCTTTGGCTAGGCCATGCTTCTCAGGAGGAGCGTACTGCGACCAAGTGGGCTGTTGCGGGGCCGGATAGGATGGCTTGGTTGCTGGTGACGGCGCTGTCATCACAGGAGGAATCGGTGCAGGTGGAGCACTTCCTGCTGATGGAGGATGCTGGACAGCAATACTTTGTAAATCTGCTGGAGAGACAGATTGTGGAACAGGAGGATTCTGAATAGCAACACTTTGAAGGTCCGCTGGCGTGACAGACTGCGGTACAGGATTGGGCGCAGGATACTGTTGATCCCTGCGCTTCTTCTCGTCCTCTTCATCCATCACTGCCGGATAGTTGTCGGTATCTGCCATTTAAGTTCCCGGTGCGCTTATCGCACCCTTTGGAGCAAGAGCGTTGATATAGCCCATTGCCGTCTGGTCGCCACTCATTCCCGCTGCTCTGGCCTGCAATGTTGGCGGCCCCAGCCCGTACATTCCCTGCGCTTCTCCGCGCGAGGCTGCTTCCTCTCCCTGCAAGCCGTACATACCCTGAAGCTGATTGGACATCTGCTGGCCCTGTAATGTTGCCGCAGCCCCGCCAGCAGTTTGCCCTTGCTCCAAAGCCAACTGATCCTGCTGCGCTGTCAGGTCAGAAGCATTGCCCGTGCGCGCAGCCCTGTTGCTGGCCTCAAAGTTGGCAGATCCGAACGGCGCCGTCGCCGCTCCCATCTCACTTGTCGTTGCTGCAGCCTTGTCAGCAGGGTCAAGGTAGCCAGTATCGGCCAGAGAAGTGTACCCGGGCACCAGCTTGTTGCGAAGAGTGTCAGCCTGCGATTGCTGCGAGTTGGCAACCGTGTTGCTCTGCTTTAATTGTGCATTTGCTGCACCGGCCTGCCCTCTAGCCATTAAAACCTCCTTGACACCCAACTACTTCATGGGCTATAATCAAGGAATGAAATTGCCTGAAAAAGTCCAAGCCCATTTGCGTCGATTGGCGGACCTTCCCGACATAGGTTCGATATTTTTTAACCATTATGGCTATCCGGTTGTAAATGTAATCAGACGTGGAATGAAAACCACGATTGGAATACACAGACTTACAATGGAAAAGTACCTTAACAGACCATTGCTTGATTCTGAAATTGTCCATCACAGAGACCACAATAAATGCAACCCAGCTTTTGAAAACCTTGAATTGTTTAAGAGTCAAAGCGAGCACATGAACCATAGTCATCCTGATACTCGCGGCATTTGTGCGGTTAACAAATCTAAAACTCATTGTATTCATGGCCATCTTTTCAGTCCATCAAACACTATCAGAGAAGGAATCAATGGACGGCATTGTAGAACGTGCTGCAACCAACGACGAAGAAATAGGCGGCACATCATGCGAATAACATGTCCACAGAGGCCGTCGCCAGCCTAACTTAAGCATTGTAGCCTCAAACTTTGGTGTGTTAATAGTTGGTGGCACAAATGCTTCCACTTCCTTTACGCCTGCCTTTGCCGCTGCTGCTTCCACTTCCTTGTGCAATACCAGCAAGCGGCCAAGTGTTTGCCTCTTCCATTCGCGTGCAGGATCAAACAGCCAGTACGCCTCTACGATGCCGCGAAGAAATACGGCGTGCGTGATATTGCTGCCTTCTTCGATGACAAGACCAAGAGCCATCTCTTCAAGAGGTGGCAGATCATAGTTGAGCCCCTGCCTGTGGTGCAGGTCAAAGATGGCACCAAGGTCGGAGTCGCGGTATCTTCTTACGATCATCCCGGCACTCCCGGCTTCACAAATGGCGGTGGCGCGAGCTTGGCCGTTCCTACTGTCTGCCATTGCGACGGACTCGTAGTCGGCGTGTTGCCCAGGTTGACAGGAACAAGCGAGCGATAAAGAACGCCACCAAACAGAACAATATCGCCCTGATTATACGTGAGAGTGGCAACATAGGAACCTTTGATGGCGGCAGTCAGGTTGATGTAGGTCTGCTGCGCTTGCAAGGCTTCAGCCAAGGCGATATTTTGCTTTTGCTGCCGATCGAGATTGGGGATCACAAGGGGCATCTAATTTGCTCCTGCTTGCAGAGGGATCGCACCCACGAAAACGAACTTGATGTCAGGCGTCTTGTCGGCATCCTTGTGGATCTGGCAGAGATGACGGACCAGCACGATCTTATCGCCTTCCTTGACGACGCCGCGCCATTGTGCCCACTGTTCGCATTCATCGCAGCTACGCATTGACGCCTCGCACAACCATGGTCGGGTGCTTCTTCAGGCAAGGCACGACCTGCTCGAGCTGAAAATAGCTCCCAACCGCGTTGGTCCCGAACTGGAAACTGAACCGCTCTCCGCTGATTTCAAGCCCGCGCTCACCATCGCCGGCGGGTGTCAAGGACAAGATGTACCCTCGCAGCACAGTTGTTCTTCGCACCGTGATGACGGAGATAGCCAAGATGCCGGAACCGAAAGCTCTCCACTTTAAGTAGCCGAGTAGCTTTTGGTGCGCTCCCAGTTGAACTATCTGCTCCTCGACGTGCGAAGGACTGTAATAGGTGGCGTAGAAGGAATTGATGGCGACTCCATCATCGCTGTACTGAGTGGCTATCTGCTGATAGATTTTGCCATTGTTGCTGTTGTTACCGAAGAAAGGCTGCACTGTGCCATCGGCTCTTTCAATGTAGGCCATCGACGCGGCTTTGATGTTCCAGAGCATCCACCTGCGGCCGCGGCCATGAGAAAGCACCTTGCCGGTGAAAGCGCTGTACGTCACCATTGGGCTTGCGGCGATGTCGCTTGCCCCCTCAAGCCACTTGTAGTCCAGCATGAACACGGTGTTGGGTGTGGTGATGATGCCGCCATCGGGGTTCTTGCCCACCGGCGCGCCCACTAGAATCTGCTTGTTCACCTTGTCGATGCGGACCCAGATGGTGTGACCGTACTGCCAGTTGATTGAGTTCCAGCAGACCTTGCCAGTGCTCGTGGCGTCCTGCTGGATCTCCGGCGTAATCTTGACCGGATCGGAGCCCCAGACAATGTAGAGGCCGGAGCGTTCGGCAGTAACGAACCATTCTTCCGTCCAATCAACCGCGTTGGGACCGCAACAGCCCACAGTGGCGCTCACTTCATTGACAGGCCACGACGCGGGCTCGTTCACGCCATCATCCGTGACGTAACACATATAGTGGTCTTTCATAAGGTACATATTGTTGCGAATAGGAGCGGCAGCCCGAAGCTGCGTTCCATCATTGGGCCGCACCTGAATGGAACTGGTGGTGTTGTCGTAGGACTCTGGATTGAAGCTGTGCGACAGGAAAGCGGTCGAATAGTTGTATGGCGCATTGGCCGGATAAGGTTCAATCGAATCAACCAGAATCACGCCAGCGTTGGTGGGCGTGCCGTCGGCGTAGACCTGAATAAGCAAGTCGGCTGGTGGCGATACGATGGCGGCGGTAAGGAGCGCGTCAAACTCTTTGTAGTTGGCGGTAAGTGCGGAGGCGTTAACGGCAAGGCCCGCAGTCGTGAAGCCGCCAGTGGTGGATTGCAGGTTGATGTGCAGGACGCCCTGAGTTAGCGCACCCACCTTGGCAAGGCGCACGCGAACACGGTAGGCGGTCCCGCGAGCAATCAAAGAGGCCAGTAAATAGTCCTGATACGCCGACTGGTTGATTTCCCCGCGTTTAGCCGTGGCCCCATCTCCGGTAATGGCGTAGGCATCGCCCCAGTCGGGAGTGTAGCCACTGGTGAGAGCAGAGGAGCCGCCCGCGACTGCCGCACCCGCTGTCCAGCCCAGAGGCAATGTGCCGCCTGCTGATTGCGTGGTGTAGTAGACAATGATGGAGATGTAGTCCACGTTGGCGGTGCGGGTAAAGGCATCGTTGTTGAGAGCAGAATATGCCAAGCCGAAAGTAGGGTCATTCACTTTCGCAGTCGTCAAAGCTGCGCCCCATGTATCCACAGGGCTTCCATAGGCTTGATTGGCGAGCGCAACTGTTAGAAGGTTGCCATTGCCATGAGTGATGCCAATGATAGCGCCATTGTATACAAGATACACTTGAAAGTCGGAAACCTGATTGGCTACGCTGGCACTGGCCCTGACTACTGCCGCAACGCCTGTAATGGTAGCGCCAAGGGGAACAGCTAGGCCGTAGCCAGTGGCCAGTATGAAATCGCTGGCCTGACCAATGGGCATGGCTGCGCTGGCCACCACTCCATCAGCCACGAAGATGTTGCCTATGCCCACCCACGGATTGCCGCCATTTGGAAGCTGCGATGACGTGGACGGACTGAGAACACCAGAGTTTGCAGCGACAGGAGCGCCGCCAAAGCCGCCGTCAAAGTCCATGTTGACGAAGTTCTGTTGGCGGTTGCGCTCGCTTAGCCAGCCCAGCCTTGAACTGTACCCGAAAGCGCATTGCGATTCGCCAAGCGTGCGTTCAGTGGCGAGATAGTTGCCCTGAAAACCTGCAATCAGGATGGCGTCAGTAAAGTCCACGGTCAATGTGGTAGTGACGTTATCGTTAATGAGCATGACCGTAGGAGTCGCCAGTTGCGTTGTGCCAACAGGAAGAGAGTAGAAGCTGCCCGTGGTGGCAGGAGGCGTGATAACGGGCGTAAAGAGCAATAGGCGTGCAATGATGTTGGGAGGGCCAGTGGCAATGGCTGTGAGGGCCACTTGCTTGGCCCCTGCCGCTGTCCATGTCGTAGGATTGGGCGCGTACTGGCTGATGAATCCTTGCCTGTTGATGAACGCGACAGTGACTTGGTGCAGTCCAGCGGCAATGGTTCCTGCTGTACCTGAGTCCACTGCTGCAGGAGCCTTGCCAGGACCACTATGGCTGACGCGGTCCCAGTTCATGTCGTCGTACTGGCGAGGGATGTCCACACCGCCATTAACATTGTAGAAGGCTTCGTAGTCGCGGCCGAACAGGGTGGTGGACTGGTAAAGCATCGAGGCACCTTGAGGACGCGCAAACAGTAAGGTCAAGGTGCCATCAGGCGACTCTTTGTAGAGGTTGCCGGAACTGTCCCACACCATCATGCGGCGATTCAGTTGCGGGGTCAGGTAACTCTTTAGGCCATTGATCGACACGCCGCCCGGGAGGACGCCGCCAGCGGGACCGAAGAGAGCGAAAAGGCCCGGGCGAGTTGCGACGGCGCCTTCAGGGAAGTAGCAGTCCTGAGTTGATGGAGATGATCCTGGCGGCATTACCGATGGAGCGAGCGCCGGCACATAGCCGCCAAACACCTCAATGGGCATGTCGATGAGGTCTTGACTAAGCACAATGCCCCCTAGAGGTTGTTAAACGTCGCCTCGCCAACAATGGTGTCGGCCAAGGCAGAGGCGGGATAGGCCGCAGCCCCGGTAAACTCTGTGGTCAGGGCAGAGTATCCCTTCACTTTGGAGTTGCTTGGATTGGTGCCAAGGACAGGAACATAGACTGTGGTGATGTTCCCGCCATTGCTCCAGATGTCGATCGACAATGGAGGGCCAAGGGCTTCAACGGCCGGGATTGCCCCCACAAAAAGAGGATCCGCTGCCGCTGTAGCCAAATTGACGATGTCTCCACCTGCGACATAAAGTCCAGATGGCGCGAGTTTGAAGCCAATGCGAATCTGCGAGCCAACCTTTGCAACGTATGTGATCGTAGGATTAGTTGCCATTCTATCTCCTTAAACTGGACTGTTGGTCCTTTGCCCTCGACCTGAATACGGCTGACGGCGTACCTGCTTCCTCTGCCGCCTTCGTGCTGATATTTGCTGTAACAGTGAAATCTCGTAGTCGGCTTCGGCCTTAAACATTGGCGAAATGGCCCCTCCGCGCGACTGGGCAAAGATGGTGGCCCCGGCATAGGCAGCGGCATTGACCACGCCGCGAATGGGAACAGGGTCGGTGGTGGCAACAAGTAATGGCAGGCTCTTCTCGTACTTGATCTTCACGTCCTGCGACTGCGTGGCGCCGCGAAAGCGAAGGCCGTCTGTTTCCCACTCCCAATTTATGAGCCAAGTGCTCTGTGATTGGCTTGGAAGCGTGCCATTTGGTTGCCGCATCTTCAATGGGGAGTTAGTAGTATTGGTCTGGCGCTCGTACAAGACAAGTGGTAATACCAGGTCCACTGGCAGTTGCGGTGTCAGGCTGAATACATTGCCAATGGCGTTGGGATAGGTGATGGTGGTGCCAGTGTCATCGACAACCATGCGGCCTTCAGGATCAATGGTTGGCATGGCTGGAAGGCCAATGAGCCACGCTTCCCCAATCATAGTTTCAACACCTACACGCGCGAGCTCAAGTTGCACTTTCTCGAACGCGGCATTGATTATTTGGACTGTGACAAATGGAACGCCAGTAGGAGAGCCGGGGTCAGTGAGAGTGTCTCCACCAGCAATCTCAGAGTCAAGGACAATTGTTCGCAGGCGGGCGCTTACATCCGCGAAAGTTTTGTACGCTGATGTGGGAATAGGCATTTTATACTATACACCACGGTCGATCTGTGGTATAATCGCTCCCGTGAAACACTATCCAGCAGTTCAATGCACCTGTGTCCGATGCGGAAACTTGTTCCTCGAGATACCTTCCCGTATAGCTAACGGCAGAGGTAAATTTTGCAGCCTTCTTTGCTACCGCGGCACTCCAGAAGAGCAATTCTGGTCCAAGGTCAATAAGACGCCTACGTGCTGGCTTTGGACAGGAGCGGTAATGGGCCAAGCGCCTTACGGAAACATCAAAAAGCATGGCAGTAATCAGTATGCTCACAGATTTTCTTGGGAGATGCACTTTGGTCCAATCCCTAAAGGATTGCGCGTACTTCACAGTTGCGATACTCCATTGTGCATCAGGCCAGATCATTTATTCCTCGGTACTCAGCTAGACAACATGCGTGACTGCGCCAAGAAAAATAGATGGCGCAACCAGTTCAGTGTTTCTTCCCCGAAGGCTCAAGCGGCGGCAATGGCTCCGCATACCTCTGAGGGTAAATTCGCATAGATTTCTCTCTCGGCGTCATCATGGCGTACTCTTCTGGTGTCGCATCAAGGATACCACCACAATGAGAGCAGGTAATCACGCCCTCTGGAATCATTCCAGCACAAGCAGGACAAGGAACCAGTTGCTTTGGCGTATAGCACCAGACTCGTTCCTGCCCCAGTTCAGTGCAGGCGTTGCGATGAAGCTCATTGATGTTGGCCTGTTCAGCGGGTCGCGCCCACATTCTGTCAGCCTCGGCAATGAGGCGCTGACACTCCTGCTGGCGATTGCGCTTGGCCTTGGCGATCTCGGCAGTGCTGACCAGCTTGCGGCAATCAGCCACAAATTGCTCTTTGAGTAGCTGAATGGTCAGAGCCAGCTCCACGCGCTTGTCAAATTCACCGGGCTCTGAGTTGTAGAGGTTCGTCGCAACAGTGGCTTTGGAAATTGGATCTACCCTCATCTTGATGTCGGGCGGGTGCGCGTTCAGGTACTCCATCTCAGCTTCTTGGGCGTCCAAGAGTTCTTTGGGCAGGTCAGGTTCGGCCTCGCAGAGCAGCAGCCCCCACTTTTCCTTGTTGCCGCTCAGACCAACGCCGTGAGCAGCAGCATCGGAGCGCATCCCAACGATGTCGAGGGCAAGAGGCTTGGCTTTGAGCCAGTGTACAGTCTTGCGGCTGTCACCAATATCCTGAATCTCGGCGGTGGGATAGACGACGAGAATGCCGAATTGCTCGTCTGATTTCTTGGCAGGAACAATCCACGTTCCTGATAGGCCGTTGCTGTGGAGATGATCCTGACCACTGACATTGATGATGATACTAGCTTGGCTCATTGTTGTCTCCTGTGCCCGCAGGCACCGTTACGAATTTTTCGCCCGCAAAGGGGCGCATACCTTCCGTCATTCTTTCCATTGCCAGCTTCACGTACCCTTCCTCTTCCCGGCGCAGGCGTTGCTCGATGGCAGCTTTGCGCTGGAGAAAGGAGTGCTTGCCCCTGTCAAAGACGATGTGACGGACAAGCTCTGCCACAACATCTGTCACCAAAGGAATTGGCGTGCCGTTGCTGGTGCCATCGTGCGTGAGCGGGTAGCACAGTTCGTACTCGCCACGATCGGGATAAGGACCGCTGGTGTCGATCGTTAGCCCGTCAATGACCTCTTCTCCCAGCTTGGCCCACTCTTCTCTGGTGCCGTACTCTTCCGGCGGTCGCCACATCTCGAGGTGCCAGCAGTTGCCGGGAAGGTACTTGGGCACGAGGCGCGTCTCGATGACCGAGGACTCCAGCTTGACGAACTGCCGAGTTTCCTTGTGGCCTGTGTATTTGTCGGTGAGAGTACCAAGATACGTTTGCCAGTTCTCCCACCGGCCGTGCATCGGCACAATGCGATCGTAGCCCCAGACGACTCTAAAATTGGGCTCGCCAAAGCGGTTGTTACCGCCCGCGAGACGCAATTCCTCCACGACTTCTGGAGGAGCCATGTGGTGCTCGATTCGCTCTTGTGCCGAGGACTTCACTTACGCCTTGGCTACAGCAGCGGCCAGCTTCTCGTCCAGTTCCTTTTCCCGCATGGCCAGCACGCGAGCAACGCCGAACTGCTCCACGTTGGCCTTGGCCGAATCCGCGCTGAAACCCTTCTCAGTGAAATAGGCAAGAGCCTGTTCCTCTGGCGTGGGAGGTGGAGGCGGCGGGGCTGGAGCCGCTACTGGCGTTGGCTCAGACACGAATACCGCAACCTGAATCTGCACGCCGCCGCTATCGGTGCGCGAAGTTGAAATTACCCTGGCCGACAGCTTAGCTTTGTCGCTGGCGAGTGCCACAGGACCATCACCTTCAATGACGCTGGTGAGGATGTGCGTGCCCACCGGGACATTGAGAGCCTTGGCATCATCGGCGGTTCCTACTACGTCTTTCGTTGTCGTGTGCATCAGCAATCTCCTTTTAGATATTCTTGAGTTCTTGTAATCCACGTCGGGTCAGCCTCGATGATTCCAACGGCCATATTGCAACCGCCACAAAGCAACTTGCGAACCTGCTTCGTTTTGTGATTGTGGTCGATGTGAGGTCTGGACATTGGCTTGCCACATAAAAAGCAGTTGCCATCCTGTTCAACGAGCATTTCATCGTAACGCCCCGGAGCAAGACCATAAGCGTGCTTGCGAAAGTAGTCCTTGGTCTTGTCCAGATTTTTCCCGCGCCATTCCGCTTGCTGCTCCTTGTGGGCTTCATTGCTTGCCTGATTGGTTCTAGCATCCACAAGGCTACGCGATTCATGCCACGGAATCGTGGGGCGCTTATGATGATTTGTTCGTCTAGATTGCCCATAGTTCCTGTGATACTCCCGGCCCTTACAAATACAAGTTATCGGCTGACCTTTGTTTCGATTCGAGGTAGAGAGTACGAGTGGCCTGCCACAAGACTCGCACTCTCCACCTATTTGAGTTGTCATGCTCACCATTATAACATATTTAGCGAGCAAGTCAAGTAATTAATAGTTCTAATAGCCTCCCACCGGTAACGCGAGTCCATCAAAGAACAATCCCGCTCGCCCATTGTTACCCTTCACATGAAGGGGGTCGGTCATTTCTGCCGACCTCTCACAGTTCATTTTACCGTGAGAGCGGACTATTGCATCGCCTTGCAGCGTCTCCCCGCTTAGTCTCTCAGCCTGCACAGCTTTCGCTTGCTTGGCCCTCGTTGGCATCGCAGCGTTCGAGTCAATCAGAGGAGATTTATCCTTCCCCAGCGTTAACAAAGGAAGGTCCATAAAAACGTTGAACACCGTCAGGCCGCCTTCTCAACGTCAGTCATGGAATCTTCGACACGGCAATTATCGAAGTAGCACAGGTAGCCAGCCAGCAAGCCGCCTGACTGCCCATAGAGCTGGAACGTGGTCTGCCCGCCAAGCTCAAACATATCGACTTCCTTGGTCACGCCTCTGCCCCAGTGCTTGAGGCAGATCACATCAATGCGCTGGATAGTGGCGTGAATGGAGGTCTTGATGGGAATGCCGCCAAAGGTCTTGGCCGGCCGTCGGGAAAGCATGTCTGGTGAATTTTCGCCCTTCTGCATCGACCTGATGTCGCTGGTCACGGCCACCCCGACGTTCTCCCAGGCAGCTTCCTGGTCCACGTTCATGAAGGCAACCATGGGTTCGTCAAACTCGACGCCGAGAACGCGCCGGATCTTGTTTTCGCCAAGACGACGAAGGGCAGGTGTGATTGTCGCGCCTCCCGCTGCCACGTGCGGAGTCTTGAGAATTTCAGGGTAGGTGGATCGGGCCAGATTGTTCCATGAGCCTGACGCGGAATCCACGTGATTGTAGAGGAGCCCTTCAAGCGAGACAGGATTCGCCCCGCCCGCGCCCTGGCTGATGTTGAGGACAAGCGCATCGCCGTTGCTGGTTCCGGCAGGGGCCGCGTTGACCGTAATGGTCTTGAGCAAAGGATCAACCTGAGTCACGGTGGCGAGGCCGCGGGAAGCCGATGCTAGGCCAGAGGGGTATACCTGAATGTCCTGGTTAAAGTAAAAGATATTGGGATTGGTGACGGTAAAGACGTTACCGGCGACGGTGACGATGCTGTCGAGCGTGCCGGTGCCGTTGCTCTGGTAGACGCAATCGAGGGCACGCTTGAACATCTTCATCGCTTCGGCCACTTCCCGGACTGCAACGTCCTCGATGGCCTTGTCGTTGCCCTTGGTGGCGTACTCCGACAGCTTGCTGACCTCGAAAGCGAAACGGAAATGCAGAGTGGACAAGGTGCCCACGTCCCAGGTTGACCCTGAACCGCGGCCCATGTCATCAAAATCTGCCGTTCCTTGAGAGAACTTGCCGCCAGGACGGACCAGAATCGGTAACCTGATGTTGCGGGTAGACGCATCAATGACATCACCCCGCTTGTCGATCATGTCGAGCAGGATGTGCTCTTGCTCGTAGGCGGTCGGAACTGTTTTCCTTACCTTTTCAAGCTGTAGTGCTACTGATTGCAAGTTCGAGGGCGGCGCAGCCAAATCAACAGGACCGGAATACTCGTAGGAATCCCGTTCCACGACTGCCATCGACTCCATGTCGATGACAACTCTTGTTGAAATTCGGCGCACCCTCAAATCATTATAGGGTGTCATCAAAGTCTCCTTTAAGGTTGGGCCATCGCGTGCTTCATGGCCTCTACTGTGCTCATGCGCGATCCGTTCGCGTTGTACCAGACGCCATTCTCTTTGAACGGCGCGGTGGGCTTGCCATTGTCACTGGACTTCTCAGCAGGCTTCTTGACAGGAACGGGTCCGGTGCGCCGCTCAACTGCCGCCCGATTGCCTTGCACTAGATTGGGAGTCTCGACCTTCAGGACATCCCGCACCATGCGATTAAGGAGCCAATCTTGACTCCAAAATTGCCGCTGAATCTTTTGAGCCTCTTCCATGTTGCGTGACTGATAGGCTGCCGTCAGCTTCCGCATGAAGGAAGGAGAGTTGCGAAGAAACTGTTCCATCTTGACTCGCACCTTCTCGGTGATGTCGGCGCGTTTCTGCGGCGTCAGGGTCTTTACTGTGGCCAGCTTTTGCATGACCCTGTGCTGGCCTATGACTTCCTTCTGGAGCTTGACGTTCTCCTGGCCGAAAGTACGGTCAAACTGTTGCTGCGTGGCCTGCTGCGTGGTGGCCTTTTCCTTTTCCCACGATTGACGCTCGCGGTCACGGGCAATGTCCTCGGCCGTTTGCTGCTTTTCGGTGACGAATGGGCTAAGGCGATTGAGAACCTTGTCGAGAGCGGGTACGATACCTTCCATTCCCTTTGTCGCGGCAGCGTGGTCGCGTAGTTCAACAAGCTGCTCCCATGAGCCTGTGCCTACCAGTGTTGCGCCTACGATCTTGCCCATCACATCGTTGTAGCTGGCAGGGTCGAGGCGGTGCCATTCACGAGGCAAAGTCTTGAACAGCGACACGGCCGCGTTGCGATCAGAAGAGAAGATATTGTCAATGAGTTTGCCGTGGCCTGAATAGTTGCCATCAGGATCACGATTGTAGGTAAGCCTGTCAATCTCTTCGACTTCCTTGAGGTCGTCCTGGAGCGCCTGAACGTCCTGCAAGCCGTTGGGGAACCTCTCGCGCATGGCTTTGGCTTCAGCCACTGTGGGGAACACGTCCCTGTAGGCTGCTTCCCGGCGCAAAGGGGCTTCGATTGCGTCACGCAGCTTGGGATTGGCGGCAAGGGCTTTACCGAAGTCAGGTGACATCTTGACCAGATTGCGAATCCTGTTGCTGACGTGGCCAGCGAAGTCCTGTACGTCGGGCTCCTCGGCTGGCTTCTGCGTCTCGACAACAGGCCGTTGTTCCGTTTCTGGAACAGTGGTTTCTACCTTCTCAGCACCAGCGCCATCATCAGCGCCAGTATCGTTGATGTCAAAATCAAGTCCAGCGTCGGCTCCTGCTGAGCCAGCATCCGTACCTGCGGTTATAACTGCCTCATCGTCAAACATTTGGTGCTCCTTTCGGTGCGGGCGCGCTGCCCGGTGGTAATGGCGGCTTAGGCGTTGGCTTCGATGCCTTATCCAGCATCGCTTTGTTGATGAAATCCTGTGGCCCAACAGTGATCCCGTACTTAGCAAGGATCTGGGCGATGGCCTCAGGCGGGATGTCCTTGCCGGTTAATGTAAAGGACTCCGACAGCGGCTTTTCAGGCTCAGGCGGCTTGGGAATGGCCTGTACGTGCTGCATCATGTGCTGCTTGATGGCCAGCCATGCCATCGGATTCTGCTGCTTGAGCGTGACTCCCTTGGCGCTGTTGAGGAAACTCTTGCAGGTAGCGGCTTCGACTTCGTTGTTGTCAACGTCTGGATCCACTTCCACCATCGGAGTGCCGCCCATGGGACTTTCCTCTGTCGGTGTCAGGGCCTTGATGATCTCACCGATTTCCTTGAGCTGCTTGCGGCGGGAATCCGATCCCGGCATCTTGAGTTCAGGAATACCGGTTAGCTTCGTAAATAGCTCAGCCGTCTCGGGTTCCTCTACTAATTTGGCGCCGTAGGGCGAGTCCATAATCTGCATCATGGTGGCGCGTTGCTGGTTCCAAAGCTCGGGGAAGTTCTCGTCGCCTTCTGGATAGGCTTCGGCCTCGCCTTCCATGGCGGTAATGTCGATGGAGTCGGACTCGAAATCGCCACTGTCGCCAAGCACGGGACTCTTCACGATGCCGTCGATGTTCTGTTCAAGGTCACGGCAGGCGAGCGTCAGGATGTCGGCGTGGGCTTGCTTCAGGTTCACGTAAAAGACTCCCATGCGGCCCATGGCCTGATCGCGCTGCATGGCTTGCTGGCCTAAAGTGTCGGGCGTGGACTCGCCTTGAGCGCCGGAGAGAGCAGGATAGGCGCCGCTGATTTCGTCGCTGACTGGCCCCATAAGCTGCTGTTCGTGGGCCTGCATTGTGGGCGAGGCAGTGTCGGCACGGACTTGCATGATGCGATTCTGAATCTGCTGGCCGGGCTGGAGGGCGATTTCCACCTCGAGGCCCGGGGCAGCGCGCTGGTCCTCGTCCGCTTCTGAGGCAAAGGTATCACTGGCACGGTAGGTGATGGGAATGCCGTACTCGTAAGTCTCAGCCTCGATGTTGCTGAAGGTGTTGACGCGGTCCTGAATCGAGAGCATGGATGTACCGATGGCGTTGCGGTGCTGGCCGCGCCCGGGCATGACGTGCGTGGTGACTATGCAATCGTCCATGCTTTGTGCTTCACTCTTAAGGTAAGTTGAACCACACAGTTCGACTCTGCAGCCGCGGGGGAACTTTTCAAGGAGCTTGGCGCGCTTGCCTTTGTCGTCAATCATCCAGAAGGCAGAGGGGCGAAACCATACTACGGCATAGGTGCAGAGGTTGGCTTGGGCGTTGCCTGACTGCGTTAAGAGCTTCGTGTTCTCTGCCACAGAAAGACGGGCATTCCGTTCAAACGAGTCATCTGCACCAAATGCCAATCCTGGCTTGATTTCGTCGGCCTTTTCATCGAATGCGGCTCGCAAAGTGCTGTAATGCACTTCACGTTCGATGGCGAAGTAGTGAAATTCGGACTGGTCCTGTACGTGTTGGGGTCGCTTACAGTTAAGCGCACCAAAGACGCTGATAACCTCTCTACCTTTTGGCGCATCTACCGTCCCTCCATCTTCCGGCATCGGGATGGGCTCGCCGGGCACAATGTCATCGACTGTGAGTTCATTGCCACAGTCAGGACAGGGTACAGGGGGTTCTGCTGTGTCGGCAGGAGCCGCCCATCCACACTGAGGGCACAGTAACGTATCGCCAGTGTCCTCGGACCCTTCTGAAAGTATGTCCAGAGAGTCCACGCCAAATTTCTCTCCGTCTCCGACATAACGTGCCCAGTAGGTAATGAAGCCGCCAGTCCAGGCATGATAGACCTCTTCCTGCAGCATCTTCTGCACGGGATTCCAGCGTTGGATTAAGCGCGCTAACTTTGTCCTTCCATCAGCAGTCTCAAGGTCCGCAGCACTGTCCGCGTCAGCTGGAAAGAAGCGGACTCGCGGTGGCGCACCTGCCACAGCGCCAATGACCATAAGGCCGCGAGCCTGGTAGATGTTGGTGACGAACTGGAAGCGCGGCATGTCATCAAGGTCGAGATCGCCATAGCCCGTTTGCGCGGCAGAGGGAAGCTGCCATGACTTGCTGGACTTTGACCACCATTCATATTGCCTCCCTGCCCAATAGTTTTCGGCCTGCTTCACGTCCTTTACTTCGATAAGACGAGGGTAGCGGTCCTCTGCAACGCACTTGATGTAGAGGTCGTAGAGGAGTTTTTGCGAGTCGCTGTCGCCATCAAGTGGATCACCGGGCTTGGTGGCCGTGGCGGTGTCCTGAGTGTCAGAACCGGTGTCCTGACTGGCGGCTACGTCGAGTTGGTTGGTGTCAGCCATTCTTTTTCTTTCGCGGCATCACGTGCTTGGGCTTCTTAGAAAGAGAGCCTTTTGGCGTGGCCGCATCCCACTCAGCCACCTTCGCCGCGCCGCCAAGAGCCTTAAGTCCCGACGGCGAGTGCCCGAACGCGGCCTGCGCTTTGGATCGCCAAGGCAATTTAGTTCAGCACTTCCAAGGCGGCTTCAAGCGGCTGCGCGCCGGTTACTGTTGCGCCAGTATCGCTGAATCTTACTGCGATACGGGCCGGAACCGTCAGGTTAATGGCAGCAGATGCGGCCACGGCAGTATCGTTGGCTGTGCCGATAAGCACGCCTGCCGCGCCGGTGGCGATGTCAAAGAACCCGGTACCGTTTACCAGCGCGGTCCCGCCCGTTCCCGTGGTCAGGATCTTGACCGTGCAGGAATACCAGCCTGTCTGCGCGGCTGCGGCGTTGGTGTGCGTGTTGGCGATGTTGCATAGAGTGGTCGGGACGGTCGTGGTGTTGGTGAGCGGAGAGTCCCACGCCACGATTACCTTCATGGCATCTGCCGCGCCGCCGTCTGTCCAAGTGATTTTGCCGGAGACGCGAAACTCTGCGCCAACAAAGTTGAAGCAGTTGGCGGGGATTGTCCAGGTGCCCATCGACATCGGGATGCCGGTGGTCGAGGACGCGCTGATGCCGCCAGCCGCGATTTCCTGCGTCTGGTTCCATGAAGATATGCCAGGGCAACCACCAGTGCGGTTGCTGGGAGCGTAGGTGTACGTTACCGATGAATTGGTCATCGGCGTGAGCGAGGCTGTGGTCTGGACAGTGGAGGCCAGCTTGGTGAAGTGCAGGCCGGTATTAAGCGAAAGGGCTGTAATCTGGGCGCCGCCGTTGAATAGGCCCGCCTTGCCGAAGATTGAGCCAGTCTGTCCGTATGTCGCATTGGTTACGGCGCAGGCTGGGGTCACTGTCTCAAGCGTCGTCAGAGTGCAAATGGTGGACGTTGCCGGAACTTGATAGGCTTGAGCGTAGGTGCCTGCATCAAGAGAAAGATAGACAACGAAACCGACAGCGCCAGCTGAAGCGGCCGGCAATCCCATGTCAATGGCTTTTGCAGAAACGTCTGTCCAGGTCGCGTCGGCAGAGCAGGGGCCTTCATTGCCCATGATGTCAACATAGGCTTCGCAAGTATGGAGAGCACCACCAGCATAGCCCGCTACTCCGGCAACGGTTGCGTCAGAACAGGCTTGGTGCGTTGCGTCACAGGCCGCTTGACCGGTTACTGGAACACCAGTTGGCGCGGCAAGAGCAAGGCCGGATGGAGTAGGCAGCCAGTTGCGCGGAGCGCCGCTGCGAACATCAAGAATTGTAAGTGTGGGATAGACTACGGCAAGGGCGCTAATCATGGCGTTGGTGCCACCGAGAGCGGTCCAAGCAGCGTCTACAACAACTTGACCACCACCAGCAGCGACAGCAGCGGCTGCGGCAGAGGTCAGGCCGAAAGTGCCGTCTTGAACGAGGGCGCCTTGACCGTGCGTGCTGGCAAAGTTGCCTGAGAGCGTGGCGCACAGAGGCGAACCGCCAATGCCGAGGTTGCCCGCAGGACACGCGGCAAAGCTGATGGCGGTCATGGCTGTGGCAGTCTCGATGTTGGCGTCATTGACGAGCGGAGCGGTCAGGTAGACCGAGCTCCATGCTACCTGAACGGGGATGGCAGTGCCGTCCAGCATGGGCGTGGGCGGGCTGACGACGATCGAGACAGCGCCGGTCGTGGAGTTGCCTGACAAGATGACGGAATGCCAGGTGGAGTAGGCGCTGGCGTAGAACAACCCTCCTACGTGCGACAGGGGAGAAGGATTGCCGGGAATCTGCTGGGCATAGCCAGTGAGCCCAATGGTGCCAATAGCCAGTACCAGTGAGAGTGCAAGTGCGAGAAATCGTTTCATTGAATTGAGTCTCCTTATAGTTTTCTTTTGCCTCAAATTTGTTACCGATATTTCATTAAATGGCAAGTCCGGAAATCAGTTCGCGCAACCTGACTGCCGTCGCTTCAACGTAATCAGCTTGCAACATAACGCCCTCAGCCATTGGTGCGCCCATATGTGGCCGCTTTTCCTGGGTCTGCGCTGTAGGCGCTTGCACGTGCAGGACTGGCGTCAGCCTGTCGCTCAATTCTTGAACCGTGGAAGCGAGAAATTCCTTTGCGCTTTCGAGTCGCTTGAAAGCCAATTCAACTGCTGGTATCTCGCGTGGAGGCTGCGTCGGCCCTAATCCCGCACCCGGAGAATCAAATGTCCTTCGCGCTTGCATTCCTGCGTCTGATTGCGTCACTGCCCGTTCGTAATCCATCGTCTTTCTCCTTTTTATTTAGACGTTGAAGCCGGAACCTTCCTCTTCGCCAGCCTGGCCATCACCGATGCCATGGCTTTGGCCGGCGGTCCCGCCAATGTGTTTGTGGATGTGAGCGGCAATGCCTTCTGCGTCGCCGTGAGAGTGCTCCGTCTTGGTGTGCGTGCCATCCTTGTGCATGATGTGGACCGTGTGACCGGCAGCGTGGGAATGGATGTGAATGGAAGGGGCGTGATGCTGGCCAGTCTCTTCGGTCACGTCCTGCGCGCTGGCACTAGGACCGGCATCGCTATGAGGAGCGCCACCAGTAACGCCGCCGGAATGGAACTTTTCACGCTGCTTGTTCATCATAAACGTCATTATTGCGCCTCCTAAGATTGAGAGCCCCAGTACGGTGCCTTCTTTACCTGCCTACAGGAGTCCACTGTGCCGCGTTCTCAACCGCAGCACCCCTCCCGTACAAGGGCTTACTTCACAAGCTCTTTGCCACCATCGGTCCTTTCAAGCCACTCACGCGCCTGCGCCCAGCTCATTCCACGCATAGGGCTATGAGGGCGACGTACCACCCTGATGGCAGCACGCTCTGCAATAGGCACATCGGCAAGGGTCTGCTTCACGCGCCCATCCTCGCCATACTCGGTGACGAATTGGCGCTCGATGTCCTTTATGCGAGCTTCCAAGGCGCGATTCGACTTGGTCAGCTCGTCAATGTCTTGGAGGAGCTTGGTGATGAAGGACTCGTATTCGCCACGCATGACAATGGGATTTTTCACGATATTCTGGTCACTTTCGCCCAACAGTCTGCATCATTGGGGAGCGTTTTCATAAATAGACGCAGGAACTTGCCCCCTGTTGGCGACAGGTCCACGCGGGTATTGATATTGCCTGTGCGCGTCGGCACCACCGTATAGGCGGCGGCGGTAGGAAGAATATAGAAAGCATCAGCGTCGGTATCGGCTTCCTGCACGTCGATTTCAGCGACGCCGGGGTCAACATCAAAGTGGATTTCGATAAGGACGGTGGGAACAGCGCCTTCGATTTCGCCGCCAGCAATGTTTACGGCCAGAGAAGCGGTCCCGGCAGCTACTTCTTCAACCGCGACGTTGCCCTCATTGATGGGAAGCTGGGTGGCTGTGGCGGCAAGAACGCCCCAAACGTAGGCGGACTCGCCACGCGCAAGAGCGATAGGAGAAAGATTGGATTGAACTGGTACGGTGGCGCCTAGTACACCCGGATAGAGTCCCATTACGCTACACCTCCCGCAGTTCATGGTCGCCAAATTCTTCCCAGACCGCCCCGCCTGTGCCGATGCGACCTCTCGATGGCCTCTGCTTGCCTGTTAAGAGAGGCGAGTACGTTTATGTCGAGATCCTCAACCTTCTTGTTGCGGCCGGTGGCGAAAGCGACGACTTTCTCATGGACCTTTTCCTGCAATGGTTTCTTGCCAGCCGACTGGCGCGACTTGTAACCGTACCGCGCCGAATCCCACGCATCGTCGCCGTCAAACTTCTCAATCTCTTCGGGGTCATCCTCGCTGGTGGTAATCATGGGAATGACTTCAAGAAGCCCCTTGCACGACGGGTCAATTTCAAGCTCCTGCGCCTTCATGCCCTCGTAAAGAGCCTGCGCCCCCTGCTTGCGATTATCATCGGCGGGAGAAGGGTAAGGAAGGCCATTCTGCTGGAAGATTTGCCCCATCTGGTCGGCAAAAGAGTCCTGTTCAGAACGCTTCTGGAAGGCGTCGGGCGACAAGTAGATGGCATCAACAAGTTTGCGCTCGGCCGGGTCGGTAGCGTCCACAATCTCCTGCGCCTGAGCGCGCGCGGAATGGTGATTGGACATGCGCTCGCGGTAGATTTTCGTCTTGACGCCCACCCGGGCCATCCAATGACAAGAGCAGGGGTGCTGAAATCCCCAGTCAATGCCCAACCAGCGCGGGTGCCAGTCGCGGTCAGGCTGGCAAGGCTTGACAAATGGACCACCGGGCGTGGGATCCCAAATGTCGTAGAACTGGCCTGCAAACTCGTCCCAGTTACCCAAAAGCCAGCCGGTACGAAGGCGCTGCGGCAGGTTATCAAGCTCATGGCCGCGCTGCGTGTTCTGGATAAAGAACTGGAAGCGTTCCTTGTCGGTGAACCCGGGCTTGGGCACAAGATGGCGCCTTGACGGGTCAATAGTGGCTGCTAAGTGAGTGCAAACGCCCCCAAACTCGACCACGCGCCGCCCCATGTCGTTGAGGCACCCGTAATAATCGCACTGGTCAAGGCCGCGCTCGCGCAGGGCCGTCATCGCCCACTCAATGTTGTCCCAGGCATAGGCAGGAATAAAGCCGTAATCGGAGGCGCGTTCCTTGGCGTGGTAGTCTTTCTTGTACATCAAGCGGCGAATGTAAGTGTGGGACAGCCCTCCCGGATTCATGCCCCACACCGTCTTGCACAACTTATCGGGTATCGACCTGCCCTTGACTTTGCCAGTCCACCTCCTCGTCTCATTGAGCTTGACAAGCATCATCTCCGTGCAGCGCGTCGCCTCGTCCACATCCACGTCCATAAAGCCCTTGCCCTGGAAATCGTCAATGTCGGCCTCGTGCTCAGCGAATCCAAAGACGATGCGCGACACGGGGTTAGTGGGCACGTACATGGTCTTTTCCGACGCCCGCCACCAGTCTCTTGTAATTGGCCACTGCCTGAAGAACACGCCCTCTAGCACCGTATCGCGCAGTTGGTTCCATTTGCGCCTAAACATAAGCCCGTCCGTGCCAGGATATTTGAACCGCCGAATGAGCATCACCGCGGCCTTGGCATGCGTCTTGGCCGACCCTTTGCTGCCCCCAATGCCAATGATGACGGGTCCATTACAGTCCTCCACCATTTCAAGCAACTGGCGCTGCTTGGGCTGGAGATTGATGGCGAGATTGACTTGGGCGGGCATTAAGCAGTCGCCTCTTTTTCTATGGAGACTGTTTTAGAATCTGAAATTTCATTTTTCCCGTGGTCGACACTCTCTTTTTCCGAAGTGGTCATCAGATAGCGTTGATGCGTCCGAATGGCGTGGCAATTCGCGCATACGATGTCGCACTTTTCAGCTTCAGCAACAATCCTTTCAAGAGAAGGCCATGAATTGTGACGAATGAGGTCTTGCATCTCCCATTCTTTTTCACCGCGACAATGGTCAAACTGCATGACGTAATAAGCGTACCGCACGCCGCAGTCAGCGCACGGTTCATCTTTGAGCGCCCGAACAAATTCAATGGCCAGTTGACGCCTATTCCGAAGCGTAATTTTTCTGCTCGCTCGAACTTTGTCGCTAATCATGGCAAGTTTTCCATAGAAACAATTTCCAGTCCGGCATTTTCCAAAATTTCCTCCGGCGATTTCGATATTTCTATAGAAGAGTTCCCGTTGTCAATTTCTTGCAAATTCCTCATGGGACTATATGAGGCTCGGCCCCCCGCCGTCTCTCTATTAGCGCCTGCCATACCCTCAACATTCCTATCAATAGGCCATGCGACAACGTACACGAGACATGCGGCGCCCATGTCACTGTACTTGACTAGGCCACACAAGCCTCGAACGCGAAGCTCTGCTAGACGCGCGTTACGCTCGTCGCTGGTACGATACTCTTCGCGTTGATACCGACACGGCCGCGGCACCTGCAGGATACGCTTAATGCGCCTAGAGACTCGCGGGCGAGCTGCTGCAGGATAGGTCACGTTCTCACCGTCACAATGATACCGTCTCGGATCCTGAATATCTGTACCAGTGGCGCAATGCGCTGGTATTGACTTAGCACTTGCTGGGAGAACGCAATAGCAGTTTCCATAGAACTGAACCATTTAGCGAATATGTTACTCATGGCCTACGCTGATATTGTTGAGAGTGATTGCCAGAGCGCTGGGCCCAGACTCTTCGCGCGGATAGGCGCCGCGGAGCTTGAACGTCTCGCGCAATGCTGCTAGGCGCGTGTGATTGTCTTCGTCTGTGACGCTATCAGTAAAGACTCCCATAAACGAGGCGTGTTGCCGTTGCGTGGCATTTAGCAGAGGCAACAGATAATCGCGCACCAGCACACCGTCTGTAAGATTATGCCGGTCCATTGCTTCTATAAGCCTATTGCGCGTGTCTCGCAAAGCTCTGCTACCAGTAGACGCGGAGCTGTAGCCTACCGCGAGCGAGGCCTCGCCTATTGGTTCACCGCTAAGAACACGTTTGAGCTGTGCTCGCCTACGAATAGGCAGTTTGATGGGATTGTCTACCAATTCAGATTCGGGCATCGTGGCCAGTAGAGGCACAGAAAACTGAAATTGTCAACTATTTTTGACTTCACTGTGCCTTATGTGTAGAATAGTTACACTTTTTAGCGAACACTAGGCGAAGATAATGTAAAATCTTTTATTCCATAGAAGATTATCCTTGACTATTTTCTATGGAAAAACGAGAATGGCACTGGTAGTGGAGAGCACATTAAAACTGGAGAGCACAATGAACAAAGCAACCTTACAGATAGCAGAGTTTATCGCCATCCATTACGGTCCATGCGACCTTGCGACCGCATCACGCGTTCAATCGCGCATGGCAGACAATGGCGCATCCTTCTCTAATTGCACTCAATCGCAATTTGAACAGGCAATAAGGGAAGCGTACTGTGCGTGCGAATGGGAAGATGGCGACAATAAAGATTGTCCTGTGCATAGGGCAGTGGCAAAGTCTTAGGTAGTAGAGAGCACATCTTAACTGGAGGAAACACAATGAGCAAAGTATCAGCAGAAACACAATCATTAATTGACGCAGTGAACATCCTTCAACAAGCCAAGCGAGACGCTGTCAATGAACCGATGCCTATATTTTCCTTTGTGCATCATGCGCAACGATACGTCGAAACGCTGCTATCTGAACACTTGTTCAGTAACTATCAGGAGTCTTAATCGCTCCTTGTCCAATGGCGCGTTCTGTGACGTGGCCATTGGAGAACGCGCGGTAAACTGGAGGCACAATGAATTTCGCGGCGTTGGGCTGGGGCTGGTATTCTAGCTGAGTGCTGGCCCTACTCTTTGCCCATTGGAGGGGGAGCTTAGAAGTGCGAAGCACTTATAAGCGAGTGGGGAACCACTGGTACTGGTAAAGGTAAAGGAGAGCTTATGCCTAAGCCAATGACAGACGGAGAGAAAATGCTGAAATAGCGGGCTGCGGGAGATACTCTTGCCAAAGTATGCCTTGACTTGTACGCTCTCCATAGAGCATGTATTAGTGACCCTGCCGCTCGTGCATTTTTCAATATCGAATACGCCAAATGGAAAAGGCGGGAAACTGTACGCGCCCATGAGGGGGAGCGAGAACAACCCGAAGGGTTGAACGAGTAAAGGGAGAGCTTATGCCTAAGCCCATGCTTACAGAATCAGATCATCTTCGCCTTAGCGCAGCTCGCTTCAGACGCCTAGGCTTTCCTGTCTCTGCCTTGCTTATGTTCGCAGAAGCATGGCGCCAAGATCATCCGGGCGAGTGCATCTTGGATTTAGCGGCAGAGTACCCGCTGGAGGGCGATCCTGAGCTGGGTAGGGGTAAAGTACCAGATTAGGGGCAAAGTACGCTGTAACAGGCTGCAAATGGCAGCAATGCCATATTCTATCGGTGTCACTGACACCAGAAAGCGTGTAATTATGACACACAAGGAGTACGCAGAGTCTTTACGGATGATTGCGGACTGGTTTGAAGCGCATCCAGACGTGAAGTTGCCCCACGATCACAAGGAGTTCCGATACTTCATGGCCCAGTCGCGGGAAGCTATGGCGCACATGGCCAAGGTAATGGGATCCTGCGAGAAGCGGTACAACGATGCTGCAGGCCAATTCGAGCTGTCCAAAGACTTCGGCAAAATTGAGTTCAGAGCCATCTGCTCCCGCTCACAGGTGTGCAATCGCAAGGTGGTGGGCCATCGCCAAGTGCCTGAGACGATCATTCCAGCGCGAACTGAGGACATCGTGGAGTGGGAGTGCTTTGAGACTCCGCTCTTGGCGACCGCGGTGCCAGCATTGCCGGAAGCGGAATGACCACCATGCAACGCATCTACGGCTGGTTCTTCTACCATGACCGTCCTGCTATGGAACTGGCGTGGTCGGAGCGCCGCCGGCGCATGGCCCTACTCCACGGCTCGCTCGAGGTGGAGATCTGGGAGGCTAAGAGGTGTCTGGCTCAGATGGAATTGTGGGAGGCAAGGCAATGTCAACGAAAGAGAAAGTAATCCTTCTCGCCGCGCTCGCCGTGGGCATCGCCCTGGGCCTCGTGTTCGGCACCCTTGCCCTGGGGCTATGGGCGATGCTGCCTCACGGCTAGGTAGGCTTCTATGAACGCTTGGGCGACTTGCGGGACAATCGCGTTACCCGCGCCGCGCAGAGTGCCCACTCGGTTGGGAACCCTTGTAGCCAGAGGGAAAAGGCCGGGTTGAGTTGGCCGTGATTTGCCGTCGATGCAGGGGAGCCAGACGCAATCACTCCAGAAAGTTTCTGCGCTGTGTGTTTGAGGCTCGACGGAGGACCGCCGCTCTTGCTCTGATTGATTGTGCCCGCTTCCGTGGCTTGCGGCGTGGGCCAAGTTGACATCGCCGCGTCGTGGCTCAATGCTCCGTTCGCTTGCGAGGGACCGCCGTTCGAGCCGTCTGTGCTCCGGGGAGTGTTCCATGCCGCTCCAAGCACTTGTCTGCCCAGTAGCGAGTTCACTTCCACCGTCCCGTTCTCCAGTTGCTCCTGACACGCTCCGTCCTTGTGGTCGCGCGTGGAGGGTGTCGCCCATGTCGCTGCCGTCGTGAGCGCCTGATCGTTCAGCCGCACCGCATGGTCCTTGGCGAGATACCGTTTCGCCTGGCCGCCCCGGTCGCCGTCGCCCTTCTGGGGGCTCACCCAGTTGCTCATGTTCGGCAGATCGTGCGGATAGTGGTGATGGTCCGCATTCGTGTTGCCCCGTAGGCGGTCGTCGTGGGATTGCGCGGTCGGCCAGTACGCTGCCCCTGCTAGTCCCGCTCCCACTTTTGGAATCCCGCGCTTCTCCGCGTCGTTCTGAATCGCTGTCGGCCACGGCGCTTCGTGACTCCCGTGTGCGTCTGGGAATCCCCATTTGTTGCTGCGCGGAGAACTCCAAGGTTCCAACGTAGTAGATTCTCTGCCTGATGTGCGGCGCCCCGACGCTGTGTGCGCCCAGAACTGCCGTCCCGAAGGTGTAGCCTTGATCTTCCAAGTCTCCCGAAACAAGGTCGAGCCATTCACCAGCGCTCGCAACCTGCTCCCCAAAAACTGTGACAGGACGAGACTGTTCAATGAGCCTGAACCAGACAGGCCATAGATGTCTGGCATCGGCAAAGCCTTCTTGCTTCCCTGCCGCGCTGAACGGCTGGCACGGGCACGATCCAGTCCACGCTTGGCGGTCATCAGGCCATCCAGCAAGTCTGAGAGCCAGGGACCACCCGCCAATTCCGGCAAAGAAGTGACACTGCTCAAATCCTTCAAGGTCAGACGCACGCACATCGGCTATGCTCCTGTCATCCACCACGCCATAAGCCACCAGACCATCATCGACCAAGTTCTGGAGCCAAGCAGCCGCGAAGGGATCGAGTTCATTGTAATATACGATGACGATTCTCCCACCATCGCGCTATTGCGGCACTGATTCGAGCGCGGGCTTGCTTTGTATGCGGCCTTTTTCGCTTTCCAGTTTTTGCTTTCGATATAGCCGCACAATGTTCCAATGAATGCGAAACACCTTTTCGCGCTTCACTTTGCTTTTTACGATGATGAGCCGATAACTTAATTCCAAGGTGGCTATTCCGCATCTTTTGCCTTGTCTCAATACTGACGCTTGAAATGCCATCGCCGCCATCGGTCAAATTATGCAAGCATCCCGTACCCAAATCTTTCCTGCCATAATAGGAAATGAGTTCTCTTTCGACAGTAAAGGCGTCGATCTCTGAATCCAGTTCTATAATCAATATGCGCGACCTGTCTTTTGGCGGGTGCAAAGCGCAGCATCCTCTGTGTCTTTTGAATGCACGATTGCCTGAACCTTTGCCGACGTAGTAGGCGCTGCCATCCTCACGAAGCCATAAGTATGTGTAATAGACCATTTCTATAGAACCTCATTTAGCGCACAACGAATCCCCCCTCGCACGTCAATATACCCCCCTTCAAAGCATATTTTTTTTTATATATAAGGCACCATATCTGTGCTCGGTACCGGATTCGTTGTGCGCTAAAGTTTGGCGGCTTGCCATAGGTCATCCATTTCCATAGAATGCCTGTAACTACGTTCGCCATCAATATCTTGCACTATCTCTACTATTCCCAAAGCTTCTAATTCGTCGGTCTGCCACAGAATTGTATTCTTATGGACTCCGCACATGTCTTTCAAATCCTTCCCATGAATGGGCACATCTCTATTCAAATTGGATATGATCCTCGCGCGGGACGCCGGAACCGTATCGAGAGCCATGCGAAGGGCTAGCTTCATGTCTTTGATAGAAACGGTGTCGTATCCGAACAAGGCTGCGTGGTGAGTCGCTATGGTTGCCAAGTTCTTTGCTATGGTGGTGGGCTCTTCCGGGGTTGACACATCTATAATTTGACGATTAGCGTGGGAATCTCTGACCACGTTGCAACGAAGCCGAGCTATTAAAGTCGCAGCAGCGTCAAGCTGATCCCCGTAATGATCAGGCAGGCCAGCCACGCTTCCATTGGCCAAGCTAAAGAACGTGTCCACCAATCCTCGCATCGTACCGCCAATTTCTTTCTCATTGCCAATCTGCTCCCGCGCGCGCTTGGCTGTAGCTTGGGGATTGTCGCTGTTTTGCCATCGCACTTGGCTGAATCGCTCCCCAAGGTCCCGATGGATGGCCCAAGCTCTCTCGATCGCTGGAGTGCAGGCTGCGATAACTGTTGCCTTGCCCACCCACAGGGAATTAACTTCCGCTGTCCGTCGCCGGAACTGGCCATCATAAACCTCCCTGAGTGTAGCCATAATCTCTTTCTGGTCGTCCTCACGCCTCGAGATCATGGTCGTGAAGTCCTTGAACGCCAGAATGATGTTCTGCCCTTTTTTGAGCAGGCTGTTCTTTTCGCCGCCTTTCTTGCCAACGATAAAACTCCGCGGCGTCAAGTCGGACTCCACCGTGACCTCGGGAAGATTGGCTATGCAGTTGATAGCCACGCTTGTTTTCCCTGAGCGCGCTGGCCCGATGACAAATAACCACACTGGATCGCCCTCGGCATAGTGAGCATGGATAGCTGAAAAGACAGCGCGGCAGGCCTCAAGATCAGGCTTGTAGAAATACTGGTTCAGGTGGTTGCTAAGTTCTTCATAGATGGCAAGTTGGACTACAGGATCGGTCACACAACGCTCCAGGTATGTCAGCAAGGGCGCCCCTGGAGAAGCGCCCTGCTAACATGATGCCCGAAACTCGTTCGCGGCAACTCCCCGGCCAGGGAGCGGAACTATTATGCACACTTTAATGGAATTGTCAACAGGAAGGCCACGGTAACTCTCTTGGCATAATTCTGGAGTTTTGCACTACCTGCCGCCCCGTGGCTGGACGTAGGCTCACAGCGTCATCAACCATTATGCACATTTCCAGTGGAAAGTCAAGCCCATCAAAACAAAAGGGCCATCGTATGCGCGACGACAGCCCTTCCGTCTGGGTAGTTCTGCCCTGACCTATTGCTCAGGAGAGAGTAAGGGACCAGGGCTGTTCTGTGGAGGATTCACATGCGTAAAGCAGCCTACCACAAAATTATTTTGTTGTCCAGTGAAATTACCGCTTGACTTTTCTATGGAACAGGTTTATAAGAGTGGTGTCTCAGGAGAACCAATCATTGAAGCAGGTAAGCGACAGGGTTAAGGGGAATACCCGTCAATCCCGCAAGCGCCTTCAATACGCGGCCAGTCTAGCAAGGCGATGGATGCTACGGCACCAGCCTCAGATTATGGCTTCGTTCGAGGAAGCTGCGAGAAGGCGCTATCCCCTTGACCCTGCGCCAAGGAAATAACATGGCAACCAGGCGAGCACAATGGACTCCTGATTGGCTATGGAATGCAGCAATAAGGTTCTGCAGCTGGATATCTCCGCACGGCAGCTGGGTCTGGTACTGGTTCGGGAAGTTGCTGTGCGAGGAATATATCTTACCACTGAACGAAAAATGGACTGGACGTAAATCAAAGTAAAGGAGCCTATCTTGGCAAAAGGAAAACTGTTTGAGTACGCTGTATTGTATCATCCAAAGCCAACGAAGGAGCAGAACGACCGTGGCGAAACACCGAAGTCGGAAGTCCTGATTCAGCCGACCTCGGCGCTGGCATTAAGTCCTGAACAGGTATCTGTGCTGGCAAGCAGGGCCATACCAGACACGCACGTTGACAAACTCGATGACATTGAAATTGTCGTCCGCCCTTTCTAGCCCTTCCGGTAGGGCGGTTTGATATACCGGAATACACGGATTTTTCTGGAACGGCAGACATTGAAAGAGGTCCTGGTATCAGAGCAAGCGCAAGGGCCGTTAGGATTCCGATGTCATTGTCGGCAGTGGCGACGGGAAGATCAATGAGTTATACAGCCGATGCAGTCAAATCTAAGAAAAAGGAGTAGCTACTATGGCAGAAGCAAAGCGGGGAGCCTCGCTTGTGGAAGGCACGACAGGCGGCTTTCTGGACAATGTAGTTGTTACGCTCAAATCCCACAGGACGGGTGAGTACAAGTACCCCGGAGGTATGGTGGTCAACGCCCTGATTGTGGAGATGGTGGACGAGGAAGGTGTCGAGCACGTCGAAGCCTACTCTTGCGGCAAGGCAACGCCGCTTGAGGATGGCACAGGCTTCGAGACTGCTCTCGATGTCAAGTGCAAGGCCAAGCGATACATCGACTCTCTTCTCGCCCAGAAGTTCCCCAATGTCGATACCGATGTGCGTATCTTCAATGGGACCAAAGCCCACGTCATCAGGCAAGCCCTTCCCAAGATGTCGGGCATCGACAAGGAAGGCGACAAGGACAAGACCGTGCTGATCGTGGACAAGATCATCGCCCTGCCCAGTGCCAAGAAAGCAGGGGCCACGACCTCACGCCCTACGTCAACTTCCGCTGCCGCCACGTCCGCGTCCGCGCCAACTGCCCACGCTGCTGCTAATGGCAACGCGGACCTCAACCAAGCCGCCAGGGATCTCATTCTCACCATCCTGGCCACCAAGCCCGATAACACTGTCACGCGCGTCAAGCTCTCTACCGATGTCATGCTGGCGGCGACCAAGGATCCCGCATTGAAGCCGAACATGATGGCCCTCAAGAAGCTGGCAGGGGACGCGGCTTGGCTCGTGGAAAACTCAACTCCCGAAACCTGGGTGTCTGACGGTGAAACTGTAACTTTGGCCTAGCAATGTGTCCGCTGGGCATCAACCCGGCCGTGGTAGAAGCGCAGCGCCGGTACAATTATTTCGTGTCCTTCCACATGGACATGCTTAGATTACCGCTGCACAAGCGGAGAAGGAGAAAGAAGTTGAATATCAACGGAATGATCGTAGCAGAACTGAAGCGGCGTCTTGCCCATGCTCAAGCAAGGGTGGAGGCGGCGGAGGAAGCTTTGGCCATCTTCGCTGACGGGACTCCGGTAAAGGCCAAACGCAGCCGTAAGGCTGGGACAAAGAAGCGAACGCTCACGCCTGAGCAGATTGCCAAGATGCAGGCAGGCAGAAAGGCAAAGAAAGGGCCGTCAGTGGTGGAATCCAAAGGGGCTCCACTGGCACAGGCGGCGGGAGAATAGGCCAGTGCGACTCTCAGAGCGAACGGTGTCCATGTCCGACTTAGTTCTATCGCCGGAACAGAATGCCGTTCGCAGCTCTGGGATCCACGTCAGTGCCGTTATCAGGCACATGAGCAAGGCTATCGGCCGCGCCAAAGAGAACGACTTCACTGAAGATGACTTGAACATGTTCGCCACGGTAGGCAGGCTCTTTGAAGCTCAACTGGCGGCAGCGACCTTCCAGCCGCCTCGCTACGAGCGCATAGGCGAGATTGAGTGCGACGGCATCATCGGTTCGCCTGACGCCATTGATACTGTGGACTGGTCGGTGCAGGAATACAAAGCAAACTTTGGGTCCGCGATCAAGCCCATCGAGTCCAAGCTGGAATACTTCTGGCAAATAAAAGCCTATTGCCAGATGCTTGGAATGTGCCGCGCATCCCTGTTCGTGTTCTATGTCGGAGGGAATTGGCGCCCGCCCGTGCCCATTATTAAGGCGTGGGACATACTGTTCACGCCTGCGGAGCTGGCTGATAATTGGCAAATGATCTTAGAGAACGCCAAAGCATTGAGAGTTTGAAGTTGTACAACAAGGTGTCGTTGTGGACGCATTAGGTTGCTTGGCCCGTACCTACCTCGCCGCTGACTGGTCAACATGGACGCAAGCGGACAAACGGGCAGAGAGAAAAGGAAGCCCATCTATGGGATACCAAGATGGAATAGGAACGACACCGAAAGTTTGAATTTCGCTTCCCAGTGAACACGCAACAAGGCCAATGAACAAGGCTAGTTAGCAGAAAACTCGGCTGGGAAGCGGACCTTGAGGGGCTTGGCTTTCCCCGGCCCTTCAAGGTGAAGATCGGGTGCCGCCTGTCTACGCACGGTGGCCACAGTGTTTGATGAGCATGACGGCACCTGTACCACCTTTACCGTGGACTCTCAGGAGGAATCCATGTCCGAATTGATAGCGCAATCCAGTAAAGAACTATTGGGCGGCTATCCCTGTCGCGAGCTAATGCTTATTGCAGGCAAGGATGGCGTTGGCAAGACCTGTGCCTGTATCAGCATCGCGTGGTGGGTTGAACAGATCCATCCCGATGCGCGCTTCTACATCATTGATTCCGAGAACAAGATCAAGAGCGCCTTGATGGGCTTCGGGCCAGACGTGCCCAAGAACATCATCTACTATCGCATGCACAGCATGAACGAGATCACTGAGACGGTCGCCAAGATTATGGCCGAGCACCGCCCTGGCGACTGGCTGGCCGTAGAGAGCATGGGTCCAATCTGGGACCAGGCTCAAGACCTCGCCACTCAGTCCATTGCCGGAGTCTCGCGCGTGGCCTACATGGACGCCAAGAAAGGCACCAAGTTCCCTACTGGCATAGAGAAAAAGGGAAGTCCGGTCCCAGGCAATCCAGAAGACTACTGGAAGATTGCCAAGGGCGCCTATGACAGCGCGTTCCTTGACCCTATTCGCCAGTCGGAGACATTGAACGTGATCCTAACCTCCATTGCCAAGCCAATTAAAGAGCAGCGCGAGGGCGGCTTTAAGGAAAGCAAGGATCGCAAGGCATTCAGGGCAGAGGTGGGCATGGATTGTAACCTGTCGGGCTCGCCTACCATGCCTTCCGTGGTGGAGACTTTGGTACTGTTGGAACTAAGCGGTGGCGTGGTGACGTGCAGAGTGCTTCGTGACAATCTTTCCGTCTTGGAATCGCCACGGGTGGAAATGGAAATCCCCAATCGCAAATCGTTTGGCCCGACCTTCTGGAGCGAGTGCCGCGCCGGGGAAATAAGATTGTAGGAGGCTCCATGAGCAAGAGGCAGAGTTTCGAGGAGTGGCAAGCATTGGCATTCGCTGGCGGATTAGGTGGTGGCAAAGCCATCGCTAAAATGGCATGGCGAGCCTGTGAAGCCTCGATGCGGGCCGAAGTTTCCGATCTTACTACGACGGACAGGCATAGTGCCGAAGAACTGGCAAAACAGTTTCACGATACATACGAACGTCTTGCGCCATCGTTCGGCTACGAGACTCGAAAGGCGTCATCGGTGCCTTGGGGGCAGGTTCCCGAGAATAATCGAAAACTGATGATTGCTGTTTGCGCCGAGGTGTGGGCCGAGGTTGACAAGCGCGTTGCCGACCTGCGCGATGAACTGGATTCCCTCAAACGCCAGTGGAACGCACTACAGGACTACATCCACAAGACCGACTTTGAGACTCGACCTGCGGAGATAGCCCTCGCCAGAGCGGGGATGAGGATGGCGGTGGCTCGATTGGCGCATGTGGAACCTGTACAACTTCCTGCTTACGGCGAAGTGCAACTAGGTACATTCACTATCGGTGGTCCTACACTTGAGGAGCAAATCAACGCCCTCACCGACGACGCCGGGGACAAGGCACTCGCCGAGCATGACCGCGAGACGAGAAGGAAGCCACTGGAGTCCGTTATCGAATATCTTGAAACTACAGAACCGAGTTGCAGGCAGGCTCACATTAACTTTGTTCGCCGCCTGCTCGACCAGCCAACTGAGGTGCCGGAATGAGCAGAATAAATGGATGGGATGAGCGTGATTATAAGCTGTGGTCTGCAATTCGATGCTTGCCGAGTTATGGGTTAGTCTCAAAGAATCCAAATAACCCTATGCTTTCAAGAAAAGATGTTCTGAGACTTATTGAAATCGCCGCAAACAGGAGATTTGAAAATGCCCACAAAATCGCATCTTAAAAAGGCTCGTGAACAGATTACTAAAGAGTTGGGCTACGAAGCATACAACGATGGGTGGGGCAATGAACATTTATTGAACGGGCCACACGGAGATTATTTCTTCGACAGTACCTCACAGCAGATGTTCGCTATGTTGGTTTCTTGCAGGGCAAAATATCTAATGACAGACAGGCTAGGCCGAGATTGCCGGATGAGGGGAAAGAGAGGTAGGCGATGAGTCGAAGCGGGCAGGACAAGAATCTCGGATTGTATCGAAAGTTTGAAGTCACACGACATGATCCGACCGGAAAGCACAAGGACTGCTTTTATTTCGTGCTCGATACGGACCACGATCAGTTTTCAGTTCCGGCGCTCACGGCCTATGCGAATGCTTGCGAGAAAGAGTTTCCGAAATTGGCGGCAGATTTACGAGGTTTGCTGTCAGCATTGAAAGTTAAGCACAGGTGCCCATGAAGATCGGCCAGCGTGTCGGGTGCTCGCAAGTAGTTCCCACCAAGCGGACCTACCGTTCCTCCATGAGCAGCGAGCATCCGACAGGCTAGGCCGAAGGGATTGCCGAGTGTTTTCAGCACCACAGGATGAACTTATTCCTGGCAGGAACAACTAACTCCTGGCTGGCACTCGGCATGTAGGGAAGGGGTGTTCCGAAAAGCACGACTGCGGATTCGATTCCGTCGCAGCGCCCCTGATCCTACCGGAGATTCGAGAGGAGAATCGACGTGAACAAGACATGGATCGAAGACAAGAACGGCAACCGGTGCTCAGTGGAGTATTTCGGTTCCAAAAAAAAAGCGCAAACGGCTCTTGATAGCTTGAAAAACTGCTCGTACTGCTCGGACTGCTCGGACTGCTCGCGCTGCTCGGGCTGCTTGCGCTGCTCGTACTGCTCGCGCTGCTCGGGCTGCTTGGACTGCTCGGGCTGCTCGGGCTGCTCGGGCTGCTCGGACTGCTCGTACTGCTCGGGCTGCTCGGGCTGCTTGGGCTGCTCGGACTGCTTGGACTGCTCGCGCTGCTCGGGCTGCTCGCGCTGCTCGGGCTGCTCGGGCTGCTTGGGCTGCTTGGACTGCTCGGGCTGCTCGG